CGTAGTATTTAAAAAATAACCTTTTCCACTTTCAACTGTTAAAGGTGAATTTGAATTTGTATAAATTGTAGTTTGCCAATCAACAGTTCCTGTTCTACCAAAACCTGATTGTGATGCACCTGATGCTAAAGCAATCGTATCACCACTAGCGCCAATAGTAATAGTATTACTATTCTCGTTAATGATGTTTTGACCACATTGGTTTTGTATGTTGTTTACTTTAATTGTACTTGTCATAATTATTGAAATTTATACCTTATTATCACTATTCCTGAACCACCACTTCCACCTGTATTACTTGCCGCTGGTCCAGCAGCCGCTCCACCGCCTCCTCCGGTATTTGCTGTTCCCGATCCTGCGGTAGAAGGGCCTCCACGAACTGTTGCTGCACCACCGCCACCTGGGCCTGCACTTCCAGCAGTTCCACCTGGAGCACCTCCATTATCAGCAGAACCTCCACCTCCACCACCTCTCGTTACTGCTGAACCTGTTATTGAAGTTGCAATTCCATTACCGCCATTTCCTCCAGTTGCTGGTCCCGCGTTACCACCGACTCCGCCGGCTCCACCGCCACCACCACCTTGAGTATCAACAATTTGACCATCAAAACCTCTACCACCATCATTTCCTTGAGCTGGACTAGTAGGAGGTGTATTACCTGTTCCTCCTGCAAAAGGATTACTTGTTCCAGGAGGATTACCTCCGCCTCCTCCTGAACCTGATCCTCCAGGTTCTCCAATTTTATTTCCATTAAATCCTTTACCGCCACCTGCAGATGTTTGACTATTAAATGTAGAATTAGATCCTTGACCAGAATTTCCTACTCCATTAGGAGTATCACTTTTACCATTACCACCTGCTCCAACAGTAACAGGAAAATTTGCAACGGATGCGGTTAAAGCAGTAACACTTCCAGCTATTGGAGAGGCACTGTAAGAACCAGTGCTAGTTCCAGGTGTTTCTCTAAAACCTCCTGCACCACCACCAGAAGCAGCGTTATTACCACCACCTCCGCCACCACCAATAATTAAATAATCTACATTATTATTTGCTGGTGTGCCTGATATCGCTGAAACAGCAAAAGTTCCAGGACCTGTAAATGTATGTATTCTAAAATTACCACAATCAGCAGTTGTTCCACCTGTAGCTGTAATAAAACTTTGTCCTGAAATATCTGATTCATCATCTTGAGTTGCTACCCATCCTTGTGTTGCATCTACATAGACTAAAACAATAGAAGCACCATCTGTATTTATTATTACATCAGAAGTATTAAATCCGTTAATAGGAGATCCATTTCTACCAATTGTTAAATTAGCTGTCGCAAAATTTCCGTTGTAATCTTTAACAGCAACAATATTTCCAGCGCTTGGCGATGCTGGTAATGTCATTGTCACTGCTCCTGAAGCTGCAGTGTCTACAAAA